CAGTTAGATAATCATACAGACCAACATATATTGTGCCTTCATATGGACTGAATAATTTAATCTTTCCATCCCATAATCTATTTTTATATTGAGGCATGAATTTTGCACCAGGAACCTCAAATGTAAAATACTCAGACAGTTCATATTTTATATGAGGTTCACATTCAACAGTCAGATATACTTCATTCTTTTTTTGGATAATAACGTCAGCCATCAAATACTACCTTGCATGAATTTTTGCCAATCAATACTATTCTTGATTTGAAATCCTCGTGTGTTTATATTTTCAAGAATTTTTTCAAGAACAAACATCATTTCTTTATAATAATTTAGGATGTTTAAAGACTTTTGAATTTCTTCATCAGACTCAATGTATAGTTGAACATCTTGTTTCAAAATTTTTAAATCAAAAGGTTTTTCCTTGTAAACTTCGGAATCTGCCTTTCCAGTGTAATACTCAAATTTTTCTCTAAGTAATTTTTTGTAATCCTGTTCTTTTTTAACTTTTATAAGTCTTACATCAGAAAGATAATTTAAATACTTGCTGTGTAGTTGTGGAATTTTAATTGATTCATGGTCTAATAAATCTTGATCCATTACTGAATCTTTTTTCCATTCATCTTTAACAAAGTCAATATCAATCATAGTTTCTTGTCATTAATATCGTATATATCATATATAGTGTATTTAAAAGTGGCTGGTACAGTAAAATACTGAACATCAGTTGCATTAGTATTAAATGTTAGTGCTCCAATATCTGTAGGAAACACATCTTTAAATACTACTTTAAATTTCTTTTTGAAGTTTGAATCTAGAATAAACAATACTGCATCACTATAGGTTTTATCTTCTAGATCCTCTCCAGGAAGTTCTTGAATATCTCGTGATGAATATGGATGACCTAATTTTCTAATCCAATTATGCACAGTAACATAATTAGACATATTTTCATCTACAATAAATTCTAATGATAAATCTTGAAAATTTATTTCATCACCTGGGTAAGGAATTGCATTGTATCGTGTAGATTGATTTGCAACTGAAATACTAATCCCAGGTATCGTTGCAGACTGACAAAAAAATGATACCTTTGGATATTTAATTAACTGAAATTGAAATCCTATGCCAGTTAAAAAATTTGAAGGGCAGCCTGAGTTGGCTATAAAATTGGCAGCCATAGTTTTTATTTTTATTTAGATAAAAAAAGAGCCCCTTTTGGGGGCTCCTGAATTATGTGAATCAGTGATCACATTAGGTTGATGACTCTGGTTCTTCTGTAGTAAACGTTGTCGTTTGCCTGTAGAGCACCAGAACGCTGAGTTAGACCACCTGCGAATGGGTTTGCAACCATGCCATAACGGGTCTTGAAGCCAATCTTTGGCTGGAAGGTGTCCTGACCGATGGAACGAACCATCTGGAGAGGTACATATGGGCAATAGAAGAGACCTGCATCATATGCATTGCTTCCCTTATAACCCATCACGTAGTAGTGATCGTTAGAGATATTTGCTGAATATGGATCAACATATACCTTGATGCGACCATTGATTGTACCAGCTAGAGTTGATACGGTGTCGTCTGGGGTATCTGAAGTGTTGAGTAATGGGGTGTAATCCATTACCTTAGCAGCAGCTAGAGCACTTGCAACGTCTGCTGAACAGACGATGAAGTTACCCTTTCCTCTACGAGTCTCATGACCGATTGCGTTTGCATCACGCTCAATCTGGAATAGTAGACCCTTGAACTTCTCAACTGACCAACGACCATTGGAGTCAACGTCTAGGTCGAAAGTACCAGCGTTAGCTACGTTATTCTGAGCACCAGGCTTAGCGGTTACGTAGATGGTACGAACAACTTCACGGTTGATTTCAGTTAGAATCTCTGAGCTTAGAATGTTAGCTAGCTCAGTCTCAGCATCAAGACCATGGATAGCCTTGAGGTCTTGTGCTAGTTCTAGGGTGTACTCAGCTTTTAGAGCACGGCTCTTTGCTGTTACAGTTACCTTCTCGATTGAGAAGCTCATTTCACGGAACTCAGATCCGCTTTCACCTAGAGCTTCAGCAGCGTTGGTGTTCATACCACCAACATAACCGTAGTCACCAGGGCTTGCTGCGTTTAGTACGGATGGGTTGGTTGCACCTTCACCAGTTGCTGCAGAGTATGCACCACCAGCAGCAGAGAAACCTGAAGGAACTTCGTTGAAGAAGGTCTCGTTGTCGAATACGTTTGGAGTAGCACCGTTACCATTACGGTCAGTACCACGATGAGCACGCATTGCGAAGATTAGACCAGTTGGGCCGCTCATTGGCTGAACACCGCAAATGTCATAAGCAATTAGCTTAGGCATTGAACGGCGGATTAGGCTGATTAGAACTGGGTCGAAACCTGCAACAGGACCGCCAGCAGCAGCGCCACCTGAGAAGCCGTGAGCGCCTACACCAGCACCACCAGCAGTGAATGAACCAGTGCTGTTAACAGCAACCTCGGAAAGAACACCACGCTCTTCACGTAGGAATGATTCTTGGTTCTCAAGAAGAACTGCGGTTACAGCTTTACGATATCTGTCTGTAATTGGGTTTAGATCGTTATGCTCCAAAATAGGAGCCCATTTTCTTTGTAGCTGTTCTGAATTAAACATCGGGGTTAAACTCCTGGGTTGTTAAATTTATTGTTAGGAATCTATTAATATTTATATAAATCTAGATTATCACTGAGCCCATCTGGATACAGCTTGTACATAAGCTGCCATTGGTCCCTCGTAGAAATCTTGATTTTTCTCAACTAGGTCTTCCACATAATTTGATTGAAGTCTTGGAAAATAGTTTTCCTTAATAGTCTCAACCTTGTCACGGAAAGATTCTTCACTAATAAACTCAACACCTTCTGATAGGCTGAACAGTTTTTCTTTCTGTGTTTCTGCTAGACCTTCGGATACTTCTGCAATAATTCCATTTTTAATGTATGATCCGATTTCTTGGTTTAGCCCAACATTGATTTCAATCTGTTCGTTGAGTTTTTCCTCCATCTCATCTAGTTTAGTTGCCATTTCGGCAACTACATCTTGTTCCTCTTCAGGGAGATCAATATTGTTCTCCAAGAAGAGATTTGCAAGACCTTGCATTAGATTTTCAGCAATTTCGGTCTTGATGCCATTATCAATAGAAAGCTGGTTCTCAGCAATCCACTGCTCAGCAACATAATCAAGGTGAGCGTCTACACGAGTCTCTAGGGACTCAGCAATCTCTTCGATTTCTTCGATTAGACGCTGTTCGTATAGTGCCTCAAACTTTTGAACTTCTTCAACTACTTTTGCTTTTACTGCAGCTTCAAAAATTGTAGCTGCCTTCTGCATGAAGTGTTCGGAGAGTTCTTCTCCGTAGAAAAGTGCATTGAGATCGTCGGTTACATCGACTTCAATCTCTTCTGCCTTCATTTCTGTTTTTTTCTTGGAAGACTTTTTCTCTTCCTTCTCATCTTCATCTTCATCCTCTTCTTCATCATCTTCTTGAGCTTCATAAATTAGCTCTTCATCATCTAGCTCTTCCTCTTCTCTCATTCCCTTTTGACCAGGAGCTGAGCCTTGAAGACGAGCCATTCCATCTGGTGACTTTGCACCAGCATTTACTTTAGAAGATGACTTACTCATTCTTGAAGAAGCCTTCTTGCCAATTTCATCACCTTCTGGTTTGGTTGTGGAAGAACCACCTAGTTCCTCTGGTGATGCACCCTGGCCAGGAGTGCTGTGCTGTAGTTTTTGCATACGGTCTCCTGGTTTTGCGTGAGCAGTGACAACGTTTCCTTCTTCTAGAAATTCGTCAAATTCTGTATTTAATACATTGGACATCGAAAAAACCCTCTAGAAATATGTGATATTTTCTACTATTATTTATGAAATTTTTATATTACGGAGAAAACTTTCAAATACTTGAAGTTTTCTTTCAGTTAAACTATTAGAAGATGCATTATTAATTGCTCGTCTGTAACTATTAATTACTTTTTCTTCTAACATGCCATTATTCCAAATCCACTCCTTACCTTCCATAATACCTTGTACAAAAGCATCTGGAGCAGAAGGGTCTGCAACAATATCTGCAGCAGTAGATAACATGAAGTCATCCTTTACTACATTGATTCCGTTTCTTTCTTCAATAGAACCAATTCCTCTTGAAGATACACCTAGAGTAACGCCAGACTCAAGTAGAGATTTGGCAATTTTACCCATTGGAGTTTCTAGAATCTGAGCCTTACCAATAAAATTGGTTCCTTCTGAACGAAGAGAAACAATCTTGTGGGATACTCTATCTAGGTTAATTGTTGGACTATCTGGATGACCTAGTTCACCTAGAGCACGACCTTTGGCAACATAGTTCTCGTTATAAGAACCAACCTCTCTTTCAAGAGTTTGCATAGGGTACATACGACCATTGCGGTTTTTTAGTTCCGCTTGAAGAAATACTCCTTCAATGTATAGATTTCTTTTACCACCTTTTTCTTCAGTGATAACTTTGATATCTTCGATAGTTTCTGTGATTAGTTTCATTGTTCGTACTCTTCTTCTGGTACATCTTCTTCATATTCATCGTCATCCTCATATTCAACTACAGAGTCGTCCTCTTCATAATAATCATCCTCATCTTCATAGTTTCCGGTTGCAAACATATTCTGAGCAAGTTCAACTTTTCTCATTCCGATCTTTTCTGAGGCAAGACCAAACAGAGTATCATAAATTTTTTCATTTGCATTAATATTGTTTCTAGCAATAATGCTGTCAACAATTTCTTGTGACAAAGACATAAAAACCTCAATAATATATTAAAATTACAATAACTATTTATTAAAATTTACCTTTCCCGTAATCAGATGGAGCGATAAAGTCTTTAAATTGACTATTAATTCCGCCTCCTGCTGGGCCAGCTTCTCCAGATGCAGCTACATCAGGTTGTACCTGTTGGTCTTGACCTGGAGGCAACATACCTTGCTGATCCATCATCATTTGATTTGGATCTTGGATAATTCCAATTTGTTTTTCATTTTCAATTTGCATATCAATCTCTTCAATTTCATCATCAGTTTGTTTTAGAATTTGTCTGCGAACATATTCTACTGAGAAATATTTGCCCAAATATGGCTCAACCTGATTTACAATATTGAGTCTATCATTTAAGATTTCGGATTCTTTTAATTCATTGAAATGATTATCAAAAATATAATCGTACTGAATATATTCTTTCATTTCTTCCCAATCATCTGCAGTAATAATTCCTTTTAGAATTAACTGAGTTCTGAGAAGATCATGGAATAGATCAC